CCCGCCCGGGGCGGCCGGACCCGGAGGAACCGCGACCATGAAGCTCACGACCATGACCCAGGTGACCCTCGACGGGGTGATGCAGGGCAACGGCGCCACGTCCGACGACCGCAGGAACGGGTTCACGCGCGGCGGCTGGGCGCTCGGGGCCGGTGACGACGACACCCGCGACCTCATCACCCGGACCTACGAGCGCGCCGACGCGTTCCTGTTCGGACGGCGCACCTACGAGCTCTTCGCGGGCTCGTGGGGAGCGGTCGACGCCATGCGCGCCCACCCCATCGGCGTGGCCCTCGAACGCGCGCCCAAGTACGTCGCCTCGACGACGCTCGAGAACCCGACCTGGCCCCGCACCACGGTGCTCCGCGGCGACCTCGCGGATGCCGTCCGCGAGCTCAAGGCCGCGCCCGGCGGCGAGCTGCAGGTGCACGGGAGCGGCGTCCTGGTCCGGTGGCTGCTGGAGCACGACCTGGTCGACGAGCTCACGCTGCTCGTGGTCCCGGTGGTCCTGGGCCAGGGGACCCGGCTGTTCCCCGACGACGGCCCCGACCGTGCGCTCGACCCCGTCGGCTCGCGGGTCGACTCGAAGGGCGTGACGATCCAGGTCTACCGGCCCGCCGGCCGCCCGCGCTACGCCCGCGCCTGACCCGCCCCCACCCCGACTTCGACACCCGAGGAGATGACACCGATGCAGTACCTGGTTTCCGTGATCGACGACAAGGTCGACCCCGGCCGCGACGACCGCGAGCCCCTCATCAGCGCCTTCAACGAACGCCTCATCGCGGCGGGCCACTGGGTCTTCGCGGGCGGCCTCGCCGACACCGACGCCGCGACCGTCGTCGACAACCGCGGCGAGCGGCCGCTGCTCACCGACGGGCCCTTCGTGGAGTCGAAGGAGTTCCTCGCGGGCGTGTGGATCTGGGAGGCCCCGGACCTCGACGTCGCGCTCGAGCTCGCGACCGAGGCGTCGAAGGTCTGCGACCGGAAGATCGAGGTGCGGCCGTTCCTGTGAGCGATCTGCTCCCTGCCGCCGACGACGCCGCGGCGGCCGTCGCCCGGGCCCACCGCGCGGAGTGGGCCCGGCTGGTCGGCTCGCTCACGCGGCGCTTCGGCGACCTCGACGTCGCCGAGGAGGCCGCCGCCGAGGCGTTCGCGGCCGCCGTCGTGCGGTGGCCGACCGACGGCGTCCCGCGCAACCCCGCCGCCTGGCTCACGACCGCCGCGCAGCGCAAGGCCGTCGACCGGATCCGGCGCGAGAGCAAGCGGGACGCGAGGCACCAGGAGGCCCGGATGCTGCAGGACGACACGCCACCCGCACCGGTGGGCGTCGTCGACGACGACCGGCTCCGGCTGATCTTCACCTGCTGCCATCCGGCGCTCGCGATGCCGAGCCGCGTCGCGCTCACGCTGCGTCTGGTCGGCGGCCTGACGGTCCCCGAGATCGCCCGCGCCTTCCTCGCGCAGGAGCCCGCGATCGGGCAGCGCATCACGCGCGCCAAGGCCAAGATCCGGGCCGCCGGCATCCCGTACCGCGTGCCGTCCGCGGACGACCTGCCCGCCCGGGTGTCCGGCGTCCTCGCCGTGCTGTACCTGGTGTTCAACGAGGGCTACCTGGCCAGCGGGCCGTCGACCGACCCGGTGCGGGAGGACCTCACGGCCGAGGCCATCCGGCTCGCTCGCCTGCTCCACGGCCTCCTGCCCGACGACGGCGAGGTGACCGGGCTCCTGGCGCTCATGCTGCTGACCGACGCGCGCCGTGCGGCGCGGATCCGGGAGGGCGAGCTCGTCGCGCTCGACGAGCAGGACCGCGCCGCCTGGGACCGGGCGATGGTCGCCGAGGGGCACCGGCTGGTCCGCGAGCGTCTCGTCGCCGCGGCCGCCGGGGCCGCCCCCGGCGAGTACCAGATCCTCGCCGCGATCAACGCCGTGCACACCTCCGCGCGCGACGTGCGCGACACGGACTGGGCGCAGGTCGTGGCGCTCTACGACCAGCTCGTCCGGCTCGACCCCTCCCCTGTGGTCGCCCTCAACCGGGCTATCGCGGTGGCCGAGCTCGACGGCCCGGAGGTTGGCCTGGCGCTCGTCGACCGCCTCGGACCCGACCTGGGCGGGTACCACCCGTTCCACGCGACACGGGCGGACCTGCTGCGCCGCCTGGGCCGCGACGCCGAGGCCCGCGCAGCGTACGACCGCGCCGTCGCGCTCACCGGCAACGCGGCGGAAGCCGCAGCGCTGACCCGCCGCCGCGACCGCCTGACCTAGCCGGCTGGTGCCCCCGGTGGGACTCGAACCCTACGGTACGGAATCGTCTCACCAGCCCTAACGGCAGAATCATGCGAGGTCACAGCGCCGATCCGTCCCGATGGACCCCCGACTCGTCTAGGCTGATCTCGGCTCATTGTTGACTAGTCAACGTCAGGAGAGACGCGTGGCGAGCATCCGGCGGCGCGACGGCGCCAAGGGCACCACCTGGGCCGTTCTGTTCCGACAGGGCGGCAAGCAGCGGTCGAGCACGTTCGACAACGAGGTCGCCGCGCTGCGGCATCTCGAGCGGATCGAGCGGTTCGGGGTGGATGCGGCCGAGCGGCTCCTCGACGCGGAGATGCGCTCCGACCCGGACCGCTCGCCCTCGGTCGCCGAGCTCGTCGACCGGCACATCGACGCGCTGTCGGGCGTGCAGTCCGACACGATCCGCACGTACCGGCAGATGCAGAAGAAACTCGCCGCGACCCCACTCGGTCACCTGCCGATCGACGTCGTCGGACGCGAGGACATCGCGAAGTGGATCCGGGACCAGCAGGACGGCGAGGACGGGCTGTCAGCGAAGACCGTCCGGAACCGCCACGCGCTCGTCTCGGCCGCGCTGCGCCAGGCGGTCGACGACGGAATCCTCGACCGCAACCCTGCCGAGCGCGCGAAGATCCGCCGCACCGAGCGCCGCGAGATGACGTTCCTGACGCCCACGGAGTTCCAGGTGGTGCTCGCCCGCGCGAACCCGCACTACCGGCCGCTCCTCATGACGCTCTACGGGACCGGGCTGCGACTCGGGGAGGCAACGGCGCTGCGCATCTCCGACCTCGACCTCACCGCCAAGCCGCCGACGCTCACCGTCGCGCGCGCGTGGAAGAACGACGGCGTGCTCGGAGCGCCGAAGACGCGCGCCGGGCGCCGAACCCTCTCGATCCCCAGCCCGGTCGTCGTCGAGCTCACGCGGATCATCGAGGGTCGCGCGCCCGACGAGCTCGTGTTCGTGAACCTCGCCGGCGGCCGGGTGCTGCAGGCGTCGTTGCACGACCTGTGGCAGCAGTGGATCCGGGACTACGACACCGACCACGCCACGGGCGAGCCGAAGCCCCGCAAGCCGAAGCTGGGGAAGGTCCCACGCATCCACGACCTGCGGCACTCGCACGCTTCCGTGATGATCGCGGCCGGCGTGAACCTGTTCGACCTCAAGCACCGTCTGGGGCACGAGTCGATCCAGACGACGGCGAACACCTACGGCCACCTCATGCCCGAGGCGCAGGTCCAGGCGGAGCGGGCGGCGTCGCTCGCGTTCGCCGTGGACGCACCGAAGCAGATCGAGGGCTGAGCGGATATCCGCACATCGGCCGCGAGACACGATATCGACACACAAGGGCCCCGTCTTGATCTGTGAAGATCAAGCCGGAGCCCTTGTTTGCGCTCACACCGCGCGTAGGTGCATCCGCGCCGGCGCCGCGCGACGGTCGCGCAGGATCTCCTGGTATGCCTCGATGACATAGCCGGCGACGTCGAGCTCGCGGGCCAGCGCGCCGACGTGCGCTGAGCCGACGACCCGCTCGGCGTAGGCGTAGTCGAGTGGGTCGACCAGGAGCTCGGCGGCGTACCGGTTCGCGCGTCGCTCGCGCATCGCGAGCACGTGCGGGTCGTCGGTCCACTCGTCAGCGTGCCGCCAGTGCCCGAGCTCGTGCGCGAGCGTCGATCGCTGCAGCACGCCGGACATGTTCACGTTGAGGATGATGAGCCTTGCAGCGTGGCGGTACTCGCCACGCCGGCGGCCGAGCCGCCCGAGCTTCACGGCAACCCCGTTGCTCGCCGCGAAGTCCAGAAGGTCATCGATCAAGGCTGGTCCTCTCGCCCCTCGTCCTCCGCTTGCCAGTCGCCGCCGTCGTCGGCTGCGTCCGGGACGCCGAACCCTCGCAGGTCGTCGTCTGACAAGAACGTAGCCTCAGGCTCCGACGCGCGCGCGCGGAACGGTCGAACGTTCGGGAGCGTGCCGGCCCCGCGCGCAGCGCGGCGCTCCGCCTCGTCGAAGAGCTGCGTTCCGGTCATGTTGAGTGCCTGCGCCATCGCGATCGCGGCGGCGACCGGCAGCTCACGTGTTCCTGCTAGGTAACGCTGCACGGTCACCTTCGAGATGCCCGCCGCTTGGGCCAGTTGATCCTGAGTCACGCCGAGCACCTTGGCCTCCGCTCGGAGGACGGCAGCGACGGCGTCGTTAACCAGGGCGATATCCATGGTGGCAATCATGGCACCCAGATGGATGCAAATCCATCCGACAAGGACATGTATCACGCCGACAACTCACCCCTCCCTCAGGCTTGACGGTTGTCCGTACGGATGTATGGTTGTCCGTATGGACACAACGACGCACGCAGTCGCGGCGGCCGTACGTGGACTCATGGCCGAGAAGAACGTCTCTGCTCTCGACATGAGCGAGCGGACCGGGATCCCGCGCACGACGCTCGGTCGCCGCCTCAAGGGGACCTCGTCCTTCACCGTCTTCGAGCTCGCGAGCATCGCCGACTCGCTCGGCGTCTCGATGGTCGAAGTCATCCAGCGGTCGTCAGCACTGACGCCCGCCGCCTGACCCCAGGCACAGCAATGCCCCCGTCATCCGCCAAGACGTCCGGGGGCACCACCAACACGAAGGAGTCTACGTGCACACCCACCCGCCTGACGAGATCGACGCCGTCGCCGCCGACTGGCGACCGTCGCGCCGCGCCGACCGCGCGGCGATCCGCGCCGCGGTCACTGCCTGTGCTGCCGCGAACAAGGGCTACGTCCACATCGCCGACGTCCGCGAGCACCTGGCCGGCGACCTCAACGACCCCCATCAGCTCGGCGCGCAGATGACCGCGCTGGTCCGCGAGGGCCACCTGCGCTGGGTCGGGAAGTACCGCCCGAACGGCAACGGCAAGACCCGCAACGCCGAGCGCCCGGCCAAGCTCTACCGCCTCGTCAAGCCGCTCCCCCAGGAGGACGCCGCGTGACCGCCCCGAAGCTCTACAGCGCCTCCGAGGTCGCCAAGATGCTCAGCACCGACGGCGCCCGCGTCTCCGAGGCGGGCGTGCGCAAGGCGTTCGCCGACGGCCTCCTCCCGGGCCGGCGCCCGGGCCGGTTCCTCCGCTTCACGGACGCCGACGTCGAGATCTACCTCGAGCGCATCGCGGTCGACAACGCCCGCACCCACGCAGGACTCACCCCCGGCTCGCGACGTCGTCGTCGCACCGCCACGAACGGAGCCACCCGATGAACCGCATCCTCCGCCGCCTCCGCGCGACGATCGTCCAGCCCGGCCCCGCTGGCCGGTCCCAGCTCGACGTGGCCGATCGCCCGCTCCCCGCGCGCCACGTCCGCCGGCCCGGTGTCCCTCGCACCTCCCGCCTGACCCCCGCCGAGCACCGCGCGGAGGTCGCACGCCTCGAGATGCTCGCCGCCCCGCTCACCGCGCGCGAGTGCCGCGCCGACGACCTGCCGTTCGACCGAGAGGCCGCGGAGCTCGCAGCCGCCGCCGAGCGCATCGCGAACGGGGAGGCGGCGTGATGCAGCACTTCCTCGGCCGCGAGGTCGTCGCCAAGTCCTCGCAGGGCGTCGAGGTGTCGCGAGGGAAGGCGGTCGCGTACATCGCGGAGCCGTCCTACCTGATCGACGCCGCCGACGGCACGCGCGTCTCCTGGCGCGCCGACATGGTCGAGCTCGTCATCGACGAGCAGGAGGTCGCGGTCCTGGCCGAGGAGCTCGCGAAGCTCGGCGTCGAGCACAGCGGCCACGTCGCCCGCGCGCTCGTAGTCGAGGGCTACGCGAAGGGCGGCGCCCGATGAGCACCGTCCCGTTCAACCAGGACCGCCGCCCCCCGCTCGTCCAGCCCGACTGGTCCACCGCGATGGAGGTCGCGCTCGAGATCGACGACGACGCCCGCTGGAAGGCCGCCGACCGCGGCATCCGGATCCTCGACTCCCACGTCAGCAGCGTCCGGGTCCGGGTCGTCGTCGACAGCGACGCGCAGATCCTCGCGCGGGACCTCATTGGCCGCGACGCGCAGCTCGCCGTGGTCGACGGCGACACCCGCCTCTTCCGGGGCCGCAAGGACGGCATCCACGTCGAGGTGCTCGGGCCGGTGAGCGCCCGATGATCCGCCGCACGACGCTCGTCGACTCGATCGGCCGCCCCGCCTGGGTCCTCGGTCAGCGCACCGACTGCGCCCTCTGCGAGGGCACCGGCCGGGTCACCACGGGCCGCGAGTCCATCACCGTCACCTGCGGGCGCTGCCTCGGCGCCGGCTGGCACTACGAGCAGGAGGTCACCAGATGAAGCGCCCCAGCATCGCGTCCCGTTCCGACCGGTACGCCCACGCGTTCCTTCTGCTGCTCGAGGGCTACTCGTACCGGCTCGCCGCGAAGATCGCCCGCTGCTCCCGGACCGCGCTCGCCAAGGCGTTCCCCGGGCTCGGGCTCACGCAGGCCGACGGCGGCCAGATGACCGCGGCGCTCGTCCGGGCGCGCAGGGCGGGGGTGGCCCTGTGATCGGCCAGTTCATCACTGACCACGCCGCCGCGTGCTCCGCCGGCGCTGTCGTCCTCGCCGTCGTCGGGGTGGCCGTCGCGCTCGCCCTCATCGCACCCGACCGTCTCGAGCGCCTGCACGGAGACGACCCCTTCGAGGTCGAGCTGCCCGGCGAGTGCTTCTCGTGCGCGACTGCCGTCGGGTTCCACGACGCCTGCGAGGGCTCGTGGTGCACCTGCTGCGGGACGGAGGCGGACCTGTGACCGCCGACGCCTGGTCCGACGAGCGCGAGGAGGACCGCGACGCGCAGGCCGACGCCTACGACGACCGGCCCACCGCCTACGAGATCGAGCTCGAGGAGTACCACGCGACCGGGAGGTGGCCGGCATGAGCGGCTTCGACCCGGGCTCCACCGCGTGGGGCCGCATCGTCACCGCTTCGAAGGTCGGCGCGATCCTCGGCCTGTCCCCCTGGTCCTCGCCTTACCAGGTCTGGCGCGAGATGCACGGCGACGTCGAGCGCGACACGACGACGTCGCCCGTGCAGCGCCGCGGGCAGATCCTCGAGCCCGCCGTCCTGACGTGGTGGCTCGACCAGCACCCCGAGGTCGATGACGTCGACACCCAGTGCCTGGTGTGGATCGACACCCACCCCGACCAGTGGGGCGCAGCGACGCTCGACGCGCTCGCCAGCACCGCGGACGGCGATCTGGTCGTCGAGGTCAAGACGGCCTCGCGCTGGGACGAGTGGGGCGAGGAGGGGACAGACCAGATCCCCGCGCACTACTACGCGCAGGTCGTCTGGCAGCTTGCGTGCGCTCCGTGGGCACGTGAGGCGCGGGTCGCCGTGCTGGGCCCGTTCCTCGACTTCCGCGAGTACGTCATCCCCCGGGACGAGGAGCTCGTCGCCGACGTCGTGAAGCGGTGCCGGGAGTTCTACGACTCGCTCACCGACGACGTCCCGCCGCCGCTCGACGACTCGGTCGCCACCCTTGCCACGCTGCGCGCCGAGCACCCCGAGATCGCGCGGGGCACGTCGAAGGACATCGAGGCGGAGACCGCGCGGGCGTGGCTCGTCGCCAAGACGGACCTGGCCGCCGCGGACCGTCACGAGCGCGGCCTGCGCTCGCTCGTCCTGCGCGCCATGGGCGACGCCCAGTACCTCACCGCCGCCGGGGTCCGCGTGGCCCGCCGGCAGGCATCCCGCAACACGGTCGCCCTCGTCGCGACCGCAACCGCCGACGAACTCCCCACGGAGGAAGCATGAGCACCACCGATCTCGCCGTCCACGGCGCCCCGCAGACCGCCCTCACGATCGCCGACGACCAGGCGACGTTCACCGACCAGCAGGTCGCCGCGCTGCGTCACATGGGTGTCGACGGCGCGTCGCCCGCGGACCTCGCCGTGTTCTTCCACGTCGTCAAGCGCACGGGCCTCGACCCGTTCGCCCGGCAGATCTACATGATCAGCCGCAAGAGCAAGGGCGAGACGAAGCAGACGATCCAGACCGGGATCGACGGGTACCGGCTCATCGGCCGGCGCGCCGCCGACGCCCGCCGGGAGCCGATCTCCGTCAGCGCCCCGGAGTGGGCGCGGCCGGACGGGCAGTGGCTGTCCCTGTGGTCCGCCGAGTGGGGCACCCCGCTTGCGGCCCGCGTCACGATCACCCGCGGCGGCGAGCCGTTCACCGCGGTCGCCCTGTTCGACGAGTACAAGCAGACGAAGTACGACGGCGGCCTGACCGCCATGTGGGCGCAGCGCCCGGCCGGTCAGATTGCGAAGTGCGCCGAGGCCCTCGCCTGGCGCATGGCCTTCCCGCAGGACCTCGCCGGCGTCTACGTCGAGGACGAGCTGCAGCACGCCGACGGCGGCCCCGCGGCGCGCACCGTCGCTGCGGGGAAGGACGCGCTCCGCGCCGCCGTCGTCGAGCACGCCGAGACCGACGCGGACCGGGCTCGCGCCGAGCTGCGGACCTGGTGCGCCGAGAACGACGTCGACCTGCGGACCGTCGCCGCCCGCTTCGAGAGCGAGCACGGGCACGCGCTCAAGGACACGACCGACGCCGGCGCGATCGAGCACCTGCAGTCCGACCTGGGCTACGAGCTCGCGGCCCTCGCGAACGGCACGGACGCGTGACCCCCGACGAGCCGGGCGTGTTCCCGGTCCTCATCGACGGCGCCGACCAGCCGACCCTCGCGTTCGCCGACGGCGTCGAGTTCCACGAGCCGCTCCGGACCCTCGCGTTCTGCGACGACCCGGAGGCCGAGGTCGTCCAGTGCACGTGCGGGCGCGCGTTCTCCGACGCCGTGCTGCTCGAGGCCCACCTCGCGGAGGTTGCCGGATGAGCGCGCCCTACTACTCCGACGACCACGTGACGCTGCACCACGGGGACTGCCTCGACGTGCTGCGGACGCTGCCGGACGCGTCGGTCGACGCCGTCGTGACGGACCCGCCCTACGGGATCTCGTTCATGGGCAAGGCGTGGGACCAGCCCGGCGAGTTCGGGTCGCAGCGCAAGAACGGCCAGCCCGCGGTTCACGCACGTGGAGCGGGCCGCGACCGCGCCGTGGTCGGCGACACGGGCGCGATGGATGCGGGCAGGTACGACCTGTCGCCGTCGGCGATGCGGAACTTCCAGCGGTGGTGCGAGGCGTGGGCGGCCGAGTGCCTGCGCGTGCTGAAGCCGGGCGGTCACCTCGTGGCGTTCGGTGGCTCGCGGACCTGGCACCGGCTCGCGGCCGGCGTCGAGGATGCCGGGTTCGAGATCCGCGACAGCATCGCGTGGCTGTACGGGAGCGGCTTCCCGAAGAGCATGAACGTCGCGAAGGCGATCTCGACAGGGGGTCGCCCTGAGGACATTCGGCGCGCCGCGATGGGCGAGGACTACGCGCCGTCGGGCCGCGGGCGGGTCAACTACGACCACGGCGGCGGGTCGGCGATGAACGGGTCGTCAGCGGACGTGCCGCTCACCTCTGACGCCGAGCCGTGGCGGGGCTGGGGCACTGCGCTCAAGCCGTCCTTCGAGCCGATCGTCGTCGGCCGCAAGCCGCTCGCCGGCACGGTGGCCGCGAACGTCCTCGCGCACGGCACCGGGGCCCTGAACATCGACGCGACCCGGGTCCCGATGTCCGCCGACGACGCGGCAGCGATCAACGCGAAGCACGCGGGCATGGACGTCGAGGACTACGACCGTGCGCCGGGCGTCGCCCTGAACCTGTCGGCCAAGCCGATCGCCCTCCGGGCGGCGCATGCACATGACCTGGGCCGGTGGCCCGCGAACGTCGTCCTGGACGGCACGCAGGCGGCGGAGCTCGGCGAGGACGCGCGGTTCTTCCCGACGTTCCGCTACGAGGCCAAGGCACCGACGTCGGAGCGTCCCCGCGTGGACGGGGTCGCGCACCCGACGGTGAAGCCGCTCGACCTCATGCGGTGGCTCGTCCGCCTCATCACCCCGCCCGGCGGAGTCGTCCTCGAACCGTTCGCCGGGTCCGGCTCCACCGCCGAGGCGTGCGTCGTCGAGGGGTTCCGGTGCATCGCGATCGAGCGTGAGGCCGACTACCTCCCGCTCATCACGTCCCGGCTCACGAAGCCCATCGAGATGGTCCTGGACTTCGGAGTGTCGGCATGAGCGCCCGTCGCCACCGCGAGGTCGTCGAGACGCTGACGATCACGTGGCCCATCGTCGACGGCGACATGCCTATGTCGGACCTCATGCGCGAGGCGCGCGAGTCGCTGCACCTGACCATGCAGATCCACGGCATGCGACCGGTCCAGCGGCCCGCCATCACGGTGCAGCGCGGGCTCCGGCCCACGATCACGGCCCGCGTGAAGGTCGCCATTGAGGCCGACGGGCGGCTGGCCGCATGACCGCCCCCGCCGCCCCGCGCCAGGCCGCCTGTGCCTGGTGCGGGGCGCGCCCCACGCGGCCTTACCCGGCCGGCCCGCTGTGCGCCAAGCACCAGCCCGACCCGCCCCCGGTTCCGCCGGCGGGCACGACCCTCGCGGATCTGCGCGCTCGCGCGGCCGACAAGACCAAGACGACAGGAGCACGAGCATGACGAAGCCCGAGACGTGGCCCCGGGGGCGGTGGCGCGTCAACCAGGACGACGGCGGCTTCTGGATCCTCCACGCGCCCGACTGCGGCGGTTGGAACGACGACGGAGGTAGCTGCACCGACCTCGGTTTGGGCACCCCGGACGTCACCGAGGCTCTGCGGCTCGCCCGCAAGGAGATCGCGAAGCATCCGCAGGAGGTCACGGCGTGACGAACCGGCCGAAGGACATCGGGACGCGCGCGGAGACCGCCGTCGTGCGGGCCGCGCGCGTCCACGGCTTCCCCGGGGCTGACCGGCTCACCCTGACTGGCGCGAAGGACCGCGGTGACGTGTCGCTCTGCCCCGGCGTGATCGTCGAGGTGAAGGGGGGCGAGCGCGCTCGCACCGCGTCGGACCGGCAGATCGAGGCGTGGCTCGTCGAGACCGAGCGCGAGCGCGTGAACGCGGGCGCCGACGTCGCGTTCCTTGTCACGCAGCGCGCCGGCTTCGGCCCGGAGCGCGCTGCCCTGTGGTGGGCGCACCTGCGGCTCGTCGACCTCGACGCGGCGCGCGAGCACGACACCGAGCACGCGCTCGTCGGCGCGACGACGATCCGCCTGCACCTCGCAGACGCGCTGTTCATCCTGCGCTGCAACGGCTACGGCGACCGGCCGGAGGTGGCCGCGTGACCGTCACCTGCCTCTGCGGCGCGACCTACGTCACCACGCCCGACGGGCGCCACCGGCACCGTCTCGTGCACGGGCACACGCCGGTCGCCGACGAGGACGAGCAGTGAGGGGCCAAGCCGGGCTACGACGAGACGACGACCTCGAGGCCGACCGGCCGGGCGATGTCCTGGCCCCCGTCGTCGTCCCAGGTGATGTCGAGCGCCTCGTCGTCGGGGATGTTCTCGGCGTCAGCAGCCTTCACGAGCGCTCGCAGGTCGCGCCACGTGGCGCCCTCGAAGGGCATGGACAGCGTCTTGGCGATCGGCATGGTCCTGATCCTCTCGCAGGCGGAGCGCCCTGTCAGGTGTCGCTGTCGTCGCGGCCCTCGGCCTCCCGCCGGGCCAGTTCGGCGTTCCTGATGTTGAAGCACTGCGCGCGAGATAGGCCGGACGCGTCGACGATCTGCTGCCACGACGCGCCCTCATCGAGCGCGGCAAGGATCAGCTCCCCGCGGCGTGCGGAGAGCCGCTTGTACGCGCGCAGCTCGCGCAGCGGGTCGGCCATGTCCCCCAGTGTAGCCGTCCAAGAAGTTGACACGCTCACAGTCTAACTACTAGACATGTGATGCGTCTAGAAACTAGACTCATCGAAGATAGGAAGGAGGCGGAGATGGACGGTCGAATCGGGCTCGCCCTCTCGATCCTCAACAGCGCGGACGGTCACGAGGCGCGCGCCATCGACGAGGCGATCCTCGCCCTGCTCGGCGTCGACATCGACCAGCTGCTCGCGCTCCGCACGGCCGGGACGGGGGCCGCCTGATGGCGAAGATGCGCGGCATCAAGCCCGAGACGTGGACGGACTCGAAGTTCGTCCGCCTGTCCCCGCTCGCCCGCCTGCTGTTCCTCGGCATGTGGAACCTCGCGTGCGACAACGGGCACGTCGAGGACGACGTCATCGAGCTCAAGATCCGGCTCCTGCCGATCGACAACTGCGACGTCGCCGAACTGGTCGAGGAGCTCGTCTCCACCGGCCAGGTGGAGCGCCACGACGGCTTCCTCAAGGTCCGCAAGCTCTCGGTCCACCAGCGCATCGACGTCCGCTACCTGACCCTCTGCGAGTGGTGCTCGCACGACGAGCACACGACGTTCAGCGAGGCCGACAAGCCGGTCCGTACGAAGGGTGCACAGCGTGCAGACGACGGGCACACGTCGGGACCCCAGAGTGCGCCCGAAGGAGAAGGTGAGAAGAAGGTGAGAGGAAAGAAGAAGACTTCGTCTTCTTCTGGCACCGCTGCCGCGGCGCCCCGGACGGACGCTCGTCGAGGATCACGTCTTCCCGAGCCGTTCGTCATCACCGCCGACATGGTCCAGTGGGCGCGCCGGGAGACCCCGGGGCTCGACCACCGGGCCGTGACTGCACGGTTCGAGGACTACTGGCGGGCCGTCCCTGGAGCGAAGGGCGTCAAGCTAGACTGGGAGGCCACCTGGCGCAACTGGCTCCGTCGCGAGTTCGAGAACGCCACGCCGGCCGCGACCGAGCGGCGCCCCGGAACCTCGGTCTGGGACAACGTCGTGAGCGGCGGTGACGGCGTGTGAACGACGAGACCGCCACCGCGGAGACGGCGATCATCGGCATCGCGATGCACGAGCCGACCATCGTCGACGACGTCGCCCTCACCGAGCCCGACTTCCAGGACGCGCGCCTCGGCCACCTCTGGGACCTCATGCTGAGGCTCCGCGCCGAGTCCGCACCGACCGACCCGGCGACGCTCGTCGCCCGGCTCGGCACGCTCGCGGTCCGGATCGAGCCGGCGTGGATCGCGGAGCTGTACGGCGCGGCGCCCGTGGAGGCCCTGGCCGAGCACTACGCCCGGATCGTCGCCGAGCGCGCCACCTTGCGGCGCCTGCGGAAGGCCGCGGGCACGATCGTCCAGCTCGTCGACGCGGACACCCCGGCCGCCGAGCTCGTCGAGATCGCCCGCGCGGAGATCGACGCCACGTCCGTCACCACGGCGCACACCGGGTACGTGGCCGACGACATCGACGAGACCATCGACGCGCTGTCCGAAGACCCGCGGATCACCCCGACCCCGTGGGCCGACCTCAACCACCTCCTCGGCGGCTGGCGCCCGGGCGCGCTCTACGTCGTCGGGGCCCGGCCCGGTGTCGGGAAGTCGCTCATCGCCCTCGGCGCCGCCGTCGGGCTCGCGCAGCACGGGCACGTCGCGTTCAACAGCCTCGAGATGGGTCGCCGGGAGGTCCACGAGCGACTGCTGGCGTCCGTCGGGGAGGTCGACCTCGGGCGCCTGTCCCGGCGTCGCCTCACGGAGGAGGACTGGTCCCGGATCGCCCGGCACCGCGCGCAGATCCAGGCGCTCCCGCTGTCGATCGACGACCGCACCAGCGTCACGACGACGGACGTGAAGAGCCACGCCCGCACCGTCTCGCGCCGCGGCCACCTCGCCGGCGTCGTCGTCGACTACCTGCAGCTCATGTCCACGCCGCGCGGCGACAAGCGGCCTCGCCACGAAGTCGTTGCCGAGATGTCCCGCGCGCTCAAGGTGCTCGCGAAGGACCTCGAGGTCCCCGTGATCGCCCTCTCGCAGCTCAACCGAGCCAGCGAGGCGCGCTCCGACCGTCGCCCGACTCTCGCCGACCTGCGTGAGTCAGGGGCGCTCGAGCAGGACAGCGACGTCGTCCTGCTGCTGCACGTCGAGGAGAACGACCCCTCGACCATGCACGTCGCCGTCGCGAAGAACCGTCAGGGCGCCACGGGCGCCGTCCAGCTCACCAGGCGCGGGCACTACGCCCGCGTCGACAGCCAAGCCCGAGAGGACCTCTACCGATGAACGAACAGACCACCGGCCCGCAGCCGAAGCCCCGCGGCGTCTCGTCGCAGGCCGGCCTCGCGTCGGTGCAGGAGGCCACGCCCGCCCGCGCCGGGGTGCCCGCGCGGCTGATCGACCCCGCCGCGATCGACGTCGAGGCGCTGGCCGCGGTGCTCCGTCGCCCGAAGCGTGGGCCGCGGTGGTTCTGCAAGGACTGCGGCATCGCACTCCCGACGTTGGCCGACGCGGACCGTCACATCGACGAGACGTTCGAGCAGGCGAAGGCGGAGGGGCGCACGGTGAGCCACACGGCGAAGCGCACCCCGAAGCCCACGTGGACGCTCCGCGACCAGGCCGAGGCCGTCGTCGCTCATCTGACGGGCCGCTCGTGAGCACCGCCCGGATCGACCCGGACACGAAGCCCGTCCTGTACGCGGCGGCGTCGTCCGCGGCCCTCATCGCCGCCGTCTCGTTCGCCCTGTCGGCGGCCGGGCTCGTGCAGCTCGCGGCGTGGGGTCACGTCCCGTCGTTCCTCGCCTGGTGCGTCCCGGTGATGATCGACGGCGCGATCGCGGTCTACACGCTCGCCGTGCTCGTGTTCCGGGCCCGCGGGGAGTCCACGACCGTCGCGTGGGTGTCGCTCGCGCTCTGGACGGCCGTCAGCGTCGGCGGGAACGCGGCGCACGGGTGGGAGCCGCCCGCCCTCGTGCAACGGGCCGTCGGGACCGTCGTCGTCGCCCTCGCGCCCGTCGCCGTCGTGCTGGCCGTGCACACGATCTCCGACCTGATCGTCGCCCGCCCCGCGCCCGCGGAGCCCGCCGAGCAGCCCCGGACGCCTGGTGTCCCCGCCCAGGCGTCCGGGGTCACCACGACGGCCGCGACGCTCGTGTCCGTCCGGCCGGACGCTCTGTCCGCGCTGACCGCCCGACGCCGTCCGCCCCAGACGTCTGTCCGCCGCCACCGGACGCCCCGGACGCGCCCCGCGCAGCAGACGGACACGGACACCGGACGGACGCGTCCGTCCGGACGGGCCGCCGACCACCGGGACACCATCGCCAGCCTCCACGCGGACGGCCTGTCCGTCCGCGCCATCGCCGCCCAGATCGGCATCGGACGCACCGCCGTCCACGAGATCGTCCGCACCCTCAAGACCCAGGAGACCCCCGCATGAGCACAACCCACGACTGGACCGAGACCCCAGCGCAGCTCCTCGCGCGGGCCCGCCGGATCCACGCCCGCATCGACCAGTTCGGCCGCGACGACCGGCGCGTGGACGATCACGAGGGCTACGCCGCGTTCTGGACCATCGCGCCGAAGATCCTCGACGCGCTCGAGGCCGCGCTCGACGTCGACGATGCCACCTCCGACGGGTACCACACGTTCGCCGAGCTCTACGAGTACCAGATGCTCTACAACGCCCACGCCGCCCGCGGCTGGCTCGCCGCCGGGATCCCGGTCATGAAGTCGTGGCGGCACTCGGACGGCGAACCATGCTTCGACGGCGGCTGGTTCGTCGTCGTCGCGCAGCTCCCGACCGGGCAGGTCAGCAACCACTACCCCGCGGCCGACTGGGACCTGTTCGACGTCCCCGAGGTCGAGACCGCGCCCGTCTGGGACGGGCACACACCGCGCGAGGCCGCCCGGCGCCTCCGCGAAGCACTCACCCAGGAGGCGACCCGATGACCACGCCCGCGAAGTGGACGCCCGCCGAGCCCGCGCCCGACGACGGCGCGGCCCGCGCAGCCCGGGCCGCCACCTACGAGGAGCTGCAGGACGCCGTGCTCCTGCTGGCGGCCGAGCGCGACGCCGCCCGCGCGGAGGTCGAGCGGCTGCGGGAGGAGCGCGATGTCGCCGAGGCTGACCTCGACTCCGCACGCGACGAGCGTGACGCCGCCCGCGCGGCCCTGGCGAGGCTCGACGACCGGGACGGGATGGCGCGGATGATTCGAGACACGCGCGACGACGAGTCGAGCGTCTCGGACCGCGACCGTCTCGTGGCCGATGCCGTGATCGCGTTCATCCAAGGAGGCTCCGATGCCTGACACCGACCTGCGCGCCGCGCTGGCGAGGATGCGCGAGAACGTCGTCGACTGGAAGAACGAGGGCGTCCCCGGCCCCTGGGATGACAACCTCGCCGTCATCGACGCGGTCACGGCGGTGCTCGACCTGGCGGACGAGTCGGACCGTCGCGTGCGAGCCAACAGGAAGGCGCTCGAACAGAACACGTTCGTCATGCACCACATCCCGACGGCGGACGACTACAGGCGCGCCGTCGCTGAGGCGCTCGGGATCGAGGAGGACGCATGAGCGGCGAGATCACCTTCGACCGACTGCGAGACCTGTACGGCATGGCGACGCGCTGGGAGTCCAACCCGGACGATCCGCGACTCCAGAAGCTCAGGGAGTCCAACCTGGCCGAGTTCGACGCCACGATGGCCCGGCACGATGCCGAGGTGGCGGCACGGGCGCTGAGGGAGGCGGCGAACGAGATCGGGCATGCCGAAGGGTGCCGCTCCGACCCCGACCGCGACCCGTACATCGGGTGCATGTGCACCACGAGCCTGTACTACGCCCGCGCTGACCGGATCGAGGCCGGCTGAGCGAAGGGCCAGCAAGAGTGCGGCCGTCGCCGCGGGTGTTGCACGGCACCCGCGGCGGCATCACCGACACCGAGCAGGAGGCCTGGACATGGAGCTCGACCCCTACGCCAACGCCGCGCGCACGCTACTCACCGCGCTCGGCCTGGACGCCGAACGGATCCCGCTGGACGACGGGCTGCGGATCGACGAGGACGGCTACCTCGTCGTCGTCGAGCTCGAGCAGCCCGTCCGTGCCGAGGGTGACTCACTCGCCAGGACGAAGCGTCGCCTGCGCGTGACCGTCGAGGAGGTCGAGGCGTGAGCGCCGAGAGCAGCGCGCGCATCCGGGTAGCGTCCGGACGTCACGTCGTCGACGTGCGCGTCTACGAGACACTGGCGGATCTGCGGGCCGCGGGCAGACGCTTCAACGGAGCGGAGGGGCTCGACGACACCGTCGGGCTCTGTCAGGTCTCGTACCACGTCCGGCCCGACGGCACGGCAACGGTGCGCCCCATCGTGCGCCTGTGCAGGTGGCGCCTGAGCTCACAGATCGTCTCCCACGAGATGCACCACGCGGTCACCGCGATCTACGGGTCAACGCTGGCCGACGACGCGCTCGCGTCCGACGTCCTGACCCACCACAACGAGACGTTCGCGCACCTGTACAGCGACATGCTGTCACGGCTTGTCGACCGGCTCTACGACCGCGGCTACTACGGACACGAGGCGGCGGCATGAGCATCGAGGGACTGACCGCCGAGGGGCTGGCTGCGGACTTCCGCGCCGTGGCCGACCTCGTACACGACGTCGAGAACCCCGCCGAGACCACCACGCGCGCTGGTGGCCGGACGGGCAAGCCTGGCTCGCAGCTTCCGCCTGGCGTCGCGGAGATCTTCCACGCCGCCGACACCGACCGCGCGCTCGCGAAGGCCTACGACCTCAGCGCCTATGTGGCCGGCGTGATCGTCGAGCGGTCCGGCGAGCTGCTGCGGCCCTCGAGCATCGACGGCGCGCAGGTGCTCGTCGACATGACCTACGACGCCGAGGGCCGGTACATCGTCTACGGGATCGTCGACGACCTGCGGGCCGCGCGAGAGGCGCTGGGGTCGGTGGTGCGGCGCTACCACCGGGTCATCCAGACGGGCCGCGCGTGCCTAGACCTCGCGTGCGCTGGCCGGTACGAGGTTCGCCAGCACGACCCCGCCGATGACACGCTCACGTGCAGCGTGTGCGGAGACGCGGTGGGCTACGACGTCTGGCGCCAGTGGACGCGCACGACGCCGGAGTGGGTGACCGCGGAGCAGGCGGCGGCCAAGCTCGGCGTGAGCGTGCAGGCCGTCTGGCAGCGGGCGAAGCGGCAGGGCTGGCGCAAGAAGGGCGCGGGGCGCGCGGTGCGCTACCACGCGAGCAACCTCGCGATGGAAGGGTCGGCGGCATGAGAGCAGAGCGCGAGGGTCCGCTCTTCACCGAGGGCATGTATCGGGATCGCGACGCACGCAACGGGATCCGTGACCTCGGAGCGGCGCTGTGGCGTGCGACCGTCAGCATCACCGTGGGACCCTGGTCGTCTGACCGCCTGCCGCTCAGCACGCCCGTGGAGCTCGCATGACCATCACCGACTTCCTGCTCGCCCGGATCGCCGAGGACGAGGAGGCGCTCAAGCGCGGATACGACGTGCGCGCAACGTTCGCCGCGCTGTCCCGACACACGCTGAACGAGCGTGTGCCGGGCTTCCTCTGGCGAACGCCGGAGGCTGTGGCTGCGTACATGCGCGAGATCTCGGAGCAGGCGACGGCGCTCGACGCTGCGGACCGGGAGCGACGGAAGGCTGAGTGCGAGGCGAAGCGGCGGCTCATCGAACTCGCTGCGACCTGCGACGTCCCGAGCATCGAGCTTGCGCTTGCCGAGGTCTACGTCGACCACCCGGACTACGACGAGGCGTGGCGCGTCTAACTACACGCGTGTCGTTCCCGTCCTGTACGATGTCAGGCAACAGCGGGTGCAGTGCGCCCGGAGACCGAAGTCCCGTGAGCCATAGGCCGCGGGGCTTCGTCGTACCGGGAGGCGCGATGGCTTGGCGTGTGTGCTCGCGGCCGGGCTGCGGCACGCTGCACGAGGGCACAGGCCGCTGCCCCGCCTGCCGAGCGCAGGCTGACCGAGAGCGGCGGCCCGACGGCAACCCGTACAAGACGGCCGGCCACCGCAGCTTCCGCGAGGCCGTGCTCGCGCGTGACCCGATCTGCGTGCTGTGCCTGCGAGCCCGTGCGACCGTCGCCGACCACTTCCCGATCGAGCGCCGCGACCTCGTCGCGATGGGCCTCGACCCCAACGACCCGGCGCGCGGTCGGGGGCTCTGCAAGGCCTGCCACGACCGCCACACGGCCACCTCGCACGACCTCGGCGGCTCGGGCGCGACGCTCTGACCTGCGGCGATGCTCACCGGGTCGACGTGACCCGCGAGGACCCGCAGGCCTCTGACCTGCGGAAACGCACGGGGGGTCCCCCCCCGTCCGGCCGCGCCTTCGGGACCGCCGGGGAGGGCTCCGCTCGGTCCGGAGGGTTCAGACATCTCGGCCCCCGGCCGTCAGAACGCCCCTGCTGACCGCGCAAGGCGGCCGGCGCGATGCCGCGCAAGGCGGCCGACCAGAGGTGATCGCGATGACCCGAGGAGGAGCCCGTAACCGCTCCGGCCCGCCCGCTGACGAGATGTCCGGACGCTCCGCGCGGCGCGGACTGGACCTGTCGGCGCTGCCGAACGAGGGCTACCGCGGCGAGGTGCCCCGGTTCCCGCTCTCGCGTCGCGTCGTGTACCGCTGGGAGGTCGAGGGCAAGGTCCGCCGACAGGTCGCCGACCACGAGGCGACCGACGCTGCCGCCGACCGCGAGGCCGAGCTGTGGGAGTGGGCCTGGCGCACGCCGCAGGCCGCGGCGTGGGCGCGGGAGTCCTGGCGCTGGCAGACCGTCGCGATGTGGGTGCGGACGTTCGTGATCTGCGAGAGCAGCGAGGCGACCGCGGCGGACAAGGGCACCGTGCACCGGTTCGCCGACCAGATCGGCCTGACGCCGGCCGGCCTGAAGGAGAACGGCTGGAAGATCGCCGCGGCGCAGATCGAGCCGGCGGAGGCCGGACCAGCACCGGTCGAGGTCGAGCAGACGGCGACGGTTCGTCGCCTGCGAGCCTGACGTGACCCGCGCGACCGAGGTCGCGCCCATCGACTTCCCCACGCTCGGGGACCTGGCGGACGCCTGGATCGCCCAGCACTGCCGAGTGCCGGACGGCATGGCGCTCGGCGCCCCGTTCCGCCTCTCGGACTGGCAGTTCTACTTCGTCGCGAACCACTACCGCGTGCGCGAGGGGATCGAGTTCATCGACGACCCGATGCGCATGCTGCGGTCGCAGGCGTTCGTGTACCGCCGCTCGCTGATGGTCGCGCCGCAGAAGACGGGCAAGGGTCCCATGGCGGCGTCGATCACGGCGTTCGAGGGCGCAGGGCCGGCGCTGTTCGCCGGGTGGGCGAAGCGCGGCGACGCCTACCGGTGCGAGGAGCACGGCTGCCCCTGCGGGTGGGAGTTCGCCTACGAGGCGGGCGAGCCCATGGGGATGCGGTGGCCGACACCGAAGATCCAGCTCATGGCGGCGTCCGAGGAGCAGGTCGAGAACACCTACGGGCCGCTCAAGAACATGGTCGCGATGGGCCCGATCGGCGAGCTCATGCGCGTGCACGAGGCGTCGATCAAGATCGAGCCGATCCCGGGCGCACCCGACGGCGCCGGCATGAACCGGATCACCCCGGTCACGTCGTCCGGCCTGTCCCGGCTCGGCCAGCCGATCACGTTCGCCGTGCAGGACGAGACCGGCACGTACACGAAGAGCAACCGGCTCGAGAAGCCGGCCAATGACCAGCGCCGCGGTCTCGCGGGCATGTCGGGCCGGGCGATCGAGACGACGAACGCGTGGGATCCGACGGCGAACAGCGTCGCTCAGCAGACATGGGAGTCGCCGGTCACCGACGTGTTCCGGTTCTACCGGAACCCGGACATCGAGCCGAGCCTGCGCGACGCTGACGGGAACCGGCTCTCGTACCTCGAGAAGCGGTCGCGCCGGAAGATCCACGCCTACGCCTATGCGGGTTCGCCGTGGGTCGACCTGGACGCGATCGAGGCCGAGGCGCAGGAGCTGATCCACCGCGACCCGGCGCAGGCCGAGCGGTTCTTCGGGAACCGTCTCGTGCAGGGTGCTGGCTCCTGGCTGCTGGACGGGATGTGGGCTGACGCGTATGCCGGTCGTCGATGACGTGTGGCTCCCGAACCCGCCGGACGGTACGCCCGTGTGCGGCGGCTTCGACGGGTCGGAGAACGACGACTTCACCGTGATCCGCCTCGAGACCGCCGACGGTCTGCAGTTCACCCCGCGGTACGGGCCGGACCGTCGCCCGACGATCTGGAACCCCGCCGAGTGGGGCGGCCGGACGCCGCGGAGCGAGGTCCACGCCGCGTGGGAGGAGCTCGCGCGCCGGTTCAAGATCGGCCGCGTCTACTGCGACCCGGGGTTCATGGACGAGATCTCCTGGAAGACGGAGATCGAGACCTGGGATCAGCTCTACGGGCCGAAGGTCTTCATCCCCTGGGTGATGTCGGGGTCGTCGCGCTACACCGCGGTGCACGCCGCGCTGCGCCGGTTCGAGTCCGACCTCGCGCAGGGCTCCCTCAAGCACGACGGCTGCCCGATCACGGCGACGCACGTCGGGAACGCCCGACGGATCGCGAAGCCGGGTGAGCGGTACGCGCTCGGGAAGCCCGCACAGACACAGAAGATCGACGCCGCGGTCACGTCCGTGCTCGCGCACGAGGCCGCGTGCGACGCCCGGGCCGACGGCTGGGGCAAGCAGGCCGAACCCGCCGTGTTCTACACGGCTTCGATGACGAGACGGAGGTGACGGATGGACGCGCAGGAGGCCACGACCGTCATCGCCACGCTCGCCCGCCGGATCCAGTCCCGCCGCGCTGACATCGCCCTGGCAACGTCGTACCTCCGGGGCCGCGAGGGTCGTCTCCGGTTCGCGTCCGACGAGTTCCGGGACTACTTCGAGAAGCGGTTCGCCGGCTTCTCCGACAACTGGTGCATGCCGGTGACGCAGGCGCCGGTCGAGCGCATGAAGCACCTCGGGATCCGCCTCAACGATCCGCGCGGCGCGACGGACGCCGAGCTGCAGGCCACCTGGCAGGCATCGGACGCCGACCGCGGCCTCTCTGAGGCGCTGACGATGATGACCGCCGCGAAGCGCGCGTTCGGCCTCGTCTCCCCGATGCCCGGCGCCCCGGCGCGGATCACGTTCGAGCACCCGGACTCGTCGATCGTCGCCTACGACGCCGTCACGCGGCAGCGCCGGTACGGGCTGACCGTCTGGGACGGGGACAAGGTCCAGTACGCGCAGTTCTACACCCCGACGCTCACCGTCGGAGCGCAGCGGCCCCTCGGGGTCGAGCGGCTCGACGACCGGCGCGTGGCTCCGAACCTCGACGGCTGGGTCATCGACGCTGACAGCCTCAAGGCGAACCCGCTCGGTGCCGTGCCGCTAGTCGAGTTCCGCAACCAGACGCTGCTCGACGACGACCCGTTCTCGGACATCGAGGGCGTCATGGCGATGCAGGACAGCATCAACCTGACGTGGGCCTACCAGCTCAACGGCCTCGACTACGCCTCGCTCCCCCAGCGCATCGTGTCCGGGTCGGAGTCGCCCAAGGAGCCCGTGCTCGACGACAAGGGCCAGGTCGTCGGGTACCGGCCGCTCGAGCTCGACAAGCTCATCCGGGACCGGATCGCGTTCCTGCCCGCCGGCGCGACGCCGTCAGAGTGGTCGGCGGCGAACCTCGACGCGTTCGCGAAGGTCATCGAGCAGGCGGTCGAGCACATCGCTGCCCAGACTCGGACGCCGCCGCACTACCTCATCGCGAAGATGGTCAACACCTCTGGTGAGGCGCTGACGGTCGCTGAGGCCGGGCTGGTGTCGAAGGTCATCGAGCGGACGGGCTACGCGACGCCGGCCGTCCGCGAGATCTACCGTCTCGTGGCCCTCGCGGAGGGGCAGGCTGAGAAGGCGCGCCAGATCCAGTCCGCGACGATCGTGTGGTCGAAGCCCCAGTACCGGTCCGAGGCCCAGCTAGCCGACGCGATGCTCAAGTGGCGCCAGATCGGGTTCCCGATCCAGTGGGTTGCCGAGGAGTACGGCATGGGTCCGGCGGAGGTGCAGCGGCTGCTCGAGATGATCCGGCAGGAGCAGACCGACCCGTTCCTCGAGCAGGCCGGGCAGAAGGTGGTGACCGGTGGCGCCCCCGCAGCCGACGCAGAACCTTCCGCTCTCGGCGCGTGAGTACCGCACCCAGCAGGCGCGGGCTCGCCTAGACGCACTGGCTGCCGTGCAGCGGCAGTGGCGTCGGATGACGACCGGGCCCGACTGGGATCGCCAGTTCGCGCGCATCGTCCCGACGATCGCGCAGATCATGGCGAGCGCGCAGCAGGCGGCAGCGGTGGCCGCGCTCGCCTACGTCCCCGACGTCGTCGAGGACACCGGTCTGCGGGCCAACCAGGCGGCCGACGCGTCCGAGATCATCACTCCGCTCATCGGCGTCGCGGGCGATGGACGGCCGGTCGACACGCTCGCCTACGGCGCGGTCGTGCGCGCTGGGCATGCCTACGACGGCGGAGCGACGGCCTACCAGGCACTCACCGCCGGTGGCCAGTGGCTCACCATGGCGATGGGCACGGCCCTGTCGGATACCGGTCGCGAGGCCGAGTCGCTCGCGATGGGCACCCGCCGCGTGCGGACCTACGTGCGGATGCTCGTCCCACCGTCGTGCCCGCGCTGCGCGCTCCTGGCCGGGCAGGTCTACCACACCAGCCAGGCGTTCAAGCGGCACCCGTTCTGTGACTGCCGCAACGTCCCGATGGCCGAGTCTGTCGCAGGAGATGCGACGACGGACCCTCACGGCTACTTCCAGTCTCTGACCAAGGAGCAGCAGGACAAGGTCTTCGGGCCCGGTGACGCGGAGGCGATCCGCTCGGGCGCCGACATCTACCAGGTCGTGAACGCTCACCGCGGCGTCCGTCTCGCACAGATCGGCGGCCGGAAGGTCTGGGTGACCTCCGAGGGCACCACCCGCCGCGGCTTCGCCTACCACCGGCTCGCCCAGAGCGGCGGGGTTGCGATCGACCGGACCCAGACCGCGCTGCGGATCACCCGCAACGGGCCCGAGCTGCGCACGATCGAGCGTCGCCGCGCCGCACGCCCACGCGTCATGCCGTCCACGCTCCTGCGGCTCTCCGAGAGCCGCGAGGAGTACCTCCGGCTCCTGTACGCGAACGGCTACATCCTCTGACCACCCCGGCCCGTGAGGGGCCGCGGGGCGACCTCTCGTAAGGAGAGAACCCATGGCCGACGAGGCTACGCAGGACACGGTCGACGAGGCCGTGGAGCAGGACCAGGGTGCCAACGTCGACGAGTCGACTGCCGACGACGGCACCACCGACCAGGAGGCCGCAGAGGTCGACTGGCAGGCGAAGTACGAGGCCCAGAAGAAGGTGAACCGCGACCTCGACCGCAAGGTCAAGGGCGAGGCGGGCACCCTCAACGCCAAGATCGCCGAGCTGCAGGCCAAGCTCGACGGCAAGGAGCAGGAGCACGCCGACTCGGTCAAGCAGCGCCAGGTCGAAGAGGCCGCGCTCGCGAAGGCCAACCAGCGCATCCTCAAGGCGGAGATCCGCGCCGCGGCGGCAGGCAAGCTGGCCGACCCGGCGGACGCTCTGCGCTACCTCGACCTCAGCGACTTCGAGGTCGGCCCCGACGGAGAGGTGGACGCCTCCGCCATGAACGAGGCCATCGAGGCGCTCGTGAAGTCCAAGCCGTACCTCGCCGCGCAAGGCGGCACCGGAGTCACGCCGTTCGAGACGCCCGGCGCTCATCGCAAGGAGCGCGCCGGCCAGGTCACCAAGGCCGAGCTCGACCGGATGACCGACGACGAGATCAACGCCGCACGCGCCGAGGGACGGCTGAACAGCCTCCTCGGCATCACCACCTGACCCCTGAGGAGGGCCATCATGGCCATCACCAACTTCATCCCCAAGATCTGGTCCGCCGCGCTGCTCCGCGCGCTGCGCAACCAGCTCGTGTACGCCCAGGCGGGCGTCATCAACCGCGACTACGAGGGCGACATCGCCCGCGCGGGCGACACCGTCCACATCACGTCCTTCAACGACCCGGCGGTGCGCGACTACACGCGCAACGGCACGATCACGTGGGACCTGCTCACCGACGCCGGGCAGACGCTCGTCGTGGACCAGCAGAAGTACTTCGCGTTCAAGGTCGACGACATCGACAAGCGCCAGGCACTGCCTGGCTTCGTCGACGAGACCACGACCGGCGCGTCCTACAACCTGTCGGCCGCCGCGGACACGTTCGTTGCGACGACCATCGCGGCCGGCGTGGACACGGGCAACGCGGTCGGCGCGGAGACGATCTCCACTCCGGAGGGCGCCTATGACCTGCTCGTCGAGTTCCGCACCGCGCTGGTGCACTCGAACACGCCCGGGCAGGGTCGCTACGTCGTCGTGCCGCCGGAGTTCTACGCGCTCCTGCTCAAGGACGACCGGTTCATCCGGCTCGACGCGTCGGGCACCACCGATGGGCTCCGAAACGGGCAGGTCGGCCGGGCCGCTGGCTTCGACATCGTCGAGGCGAACACGGTCCCGACGGACTCGTCGGGCGCCAGCCCGGTCTACACGATCCTCGCGGGGCACTCGATCGCGACGACGTACGCCGAGCAGATCCTCAACACCGAGGCCCTGCGCCTCGAGAACACGTTCGGTGACGGCATCCGCGGGCTGCACGTCTACGGCGCGAAGGTCCTGCGCCCGAAGAACCTCGCGTCCGCGCTCGTCACCATCTCCTGAGAGGGGCACTGACCCATGGGCATCTACAAGGCCAAGCAGGGCAAGGACGACAAGGGCAAGCCGGTCTACGGCGCGCCGTTCGCGGTCGCCGACGACGACTTCGTGAAGGCGAAGGTCGAGGCCGGCGAGTTCGTCGCGGTGAAGGGCGCCGGGCCCGCCCCGGCGACCGACGACAAGGCCGCCGGCGCCGACAAGACCGGCGCCTGACCCAGGGAGGCCACCGTGGCACGTGCACCGCTCGCGACGGTGGCCGACCTGTCGGCCTACACGACCGTCCCAAGCGACAAGGTCGACCTCGCGGACAGGCTGCTGGCCTCCGTGTCAGCAGCCGTCCGCGAGGCGGCCGAGTCGACGATCACCCGCGAGACCTCGACGATCACGCTCTGGACCGAGGCGTCACGCCGGATCGAGCTTCCCGGCGGCCCCGTTCGCTCCGTCGACTCTGTCACACTCGACGGCGCCCCGGTCACCGACTGGGTTCTGCGCGGGTCGAGCCTGTGGCGCGAGGCGCCGTGGCAGAGGTACGGCGACATGCCGCACGAGCTCGTCGTCACCTACGACCACGGCCTCGACGAGGCTCCCGAGGACGTCGTGCAGCTCGTCTGCATGCTCGTCAGCGCGGGCCTCGCCGTCGACGGCGAGTTCGGCGAGGACCGCGGCCTGGCGTCCGAGCGCATCGACGACTGGCAGCGGTCCCTGACCCAGGGCGACGCCGAGATCATCGACCCCACCGAGCTCCCCGCCCGGACGCGCGACATGCTCCGTGACCGGTTCGGCGGAGGCCGAGTGCGGGTCGTCGGGACGATCCGGTGAGCGCGGAGTCCGCGGCCCGCCGCGGCCGACGCGCTGCCGAGCGCCTCATGGCCGACACGTGCGTCGTCCGCCGCAAGCAGGCGGGCGCCGGCACCGACCCGGAGACGGGCGCCCCCGTCGACGCGTGGGTGCCGGTCTACACGGGCCAGGCCAAGCGCCAGTCCGAGGCGCAGTACGAGGTCACGCCCGACGTCGGGGAGTCCCTGCGCACGGTGCAGCGGTACCTCGCCCACTTCCCCGTCGGTGCGTTCCTCCCGAACGTGGGCGACGTCATCGAGTGGACGGCCTGCCCGCAGGACCCCGACCGCGTGGGCTCCAAGGACCGGATCGTCGGGCGGTTCAACAAGACCTACGCGACCGCGATGCGGGTCTACGTCGAGCAGGAGGTGCCGTGATGGGCGGATCTGTGCGAGGCCCGCAGTACGCGACCGGCGGCTACATCTCAGGCCCGGGCGACCCGGGGGACGACAAGATCCCCGAGCTGCTCGTCGAGCCGGGGTGCATCATCCGGGCAGACCAGGCGCGCGCCGCCTTCGGACCTCTGCTCGACGTGCTGAACCATCCCCGGGAGGAGCGCGACGATGGCTGACGGGCTGAACATCGACACCTCGCAGCTGCGCGAACTCGCTGCCGACCTCGGGCGCATCCCCGGGCGCGTCGAGCGCGACGTCGAGGCCGTCATGAAGCGCGGCGCCCAGAACATCAAGGAGGGCATGCAGGCCGCGTTCGAGGGGTCCCCCGCGTTCAAGGGCGCGGCGCGGACCGTCTCCTACGACCGCAAGGGCCTGTTCCGCTCGGTCGGGTACGAGATCGGCCCCACGATCGGCGGCGCTGGCTCGCTGGCCGGCATCGCGGTCGACGGCGGCGCGAACGGCGGCGGCGGGACCGTGGACGTCGACAGCGTCCTGGAGGCCGAGGGCCCGAACCTCGAGCGCGAGCTCGGGAACATCCTGGACGGGCTGCTGTGAGCAACCACGTCCCGCTGTACCAGGCGCTGTACGACCTGGCGCCGGCGAACGTCGCCCATCACGTCGGCGAGGCGCCCACGGACGCCGTCGCGCCGTGGCTCGTGCTGAACGTCGAGACGCCGGACTCCGAGCGGAACCTCGCGGCCGGCCACCTTGGCGGCACCCTGCGCCTGCGGGTGACGTGCGTGGCCGACGAGGTGTACCTCTGCCACTGGCTGATCGCGCGCGCCGACGAGGCGTTCCGCGGCGCCCGCGTCGCGGTCGACGGCTGGTCCACCGGCGCCCTGCGCCGTACCGGCCAGTCCGGCCCGTACAAGGCGGGGCTGACCGCGACGGACACGAACCTGCGGTACCAGGTCGCGCAGCTCTGGTACTCGCTCACCGCGTCGGCCACCGCCTGACACTCCCCCATCTCAGCCCCCAGGTGTCGCCTGCGGGGCCTGTCCGCATGCCCAGGAGGCGACCGTGCCCACCTACGTCCGCGTCAAGGACAACGACACGAAGCACGAGTTCGACGTGCGCGAGGGCGACCGACGCATCGGCGAGTCGCTGACGCTGCTCAACCGCAAGAGCTACCCGCCGTCGAACCGTCAGCGCCCGCCGAAGCACCACCTGAACCTCGCGGGCCAGTCGGCCTCGCGTGAGCCGGAGACCGCGCCCGCGGCCCCGGAAGAGGCCACTGAGAAGGAGAAGTAACCATGGCCGCAGGCACCCCTGACCTTCCGGTCACCCCGGTCGACGGCAACGTCCGCATCGACATCGTGTCCGCCATCGCGAACATCAAGGCGCCGACCCTGACCGAGCTGAACGCGACGTCGAACCTCAACGCGTCGTGCTACACGACGGCGGACTCGGCGCTGATCGGCATCGACCAGGCCACGATCAGCGTGCAGCTGCTCTGCCAGACGGTCGACCGCAACGAGCCGGGCCGCAAGACCGTCACGCTCGGGATCACCGCCGTCGACAACACGAACAACGCCGACGTGGACGAGGACTCGAACGCGTTCGCGGAGCTCGTGCTCGAGGGCGACGTCTTCTACTACGTCGAGCGCCGCAACAAGGCGTGGGACGCGCCCTACGCGGCCGACGACGAGGTCTACATCGTCAAGTTCAAGGCCGGGCAGAAGACGTACCTGCAGCCCGAGGCGAACAGCTACTCGCGCGCGGCCTTCAACACGTTCGTCCAGGACTTCGCCGGCCCCGTGAAGGTCGTCGCCGGGTCCTGACCCAGACCCCCCGCGGCCCGCTCTGACGGCGGGCGGGCCGCGGGCCCCATCCCTTCGCCGTCGCCCAGCCGTCACGCCGTCAGGAGAACCCATGTCGCTGAACATCAAGCGCGCCCGCACGACCGTCGCCTTCTACCCGGACATGGCGATCGCCTCCGAGGTCGAGGCCGCGCAGAAGGACCTCGACGCCGCGCGGGCCGCGCTCGAGGAGGCGACCAACGCCTCGAAGACCCTCGCGTCGACCAAGGTCACCGCCGCGAAGAAGGCGGTCGAGATCGCCGAGGCCGCCTACGACAAGATCCGCGACGCCGCGGCGAGCACCGTTCTGGACGTCACGCTCGAGGCCCTGTCCCGTAAGCGCTTCGCGGAGGCCGAGGAGAACCACCCGCCGCGCGAGGACGACGAGGACGACGCGTCGCTGCGGGTCAACATCGACACGTTCCTCGCCGAGGTGCTCCCCGAGTCCGTCGTCGAGGTCAAGGAGCGCGCGACGGGCGAGCGGATCGCGGTCACCGCGGACGAGTGGCGCGAGGTCTGCGACGAGATCTCCGACGGCCAGTACCAGCTCCTGCTGCTGACGGTCTGCGGGCTGAACCGCGGGACCGCGCGCCACCCTTTCTGACCGGCCGCCTGGCGAACGACCCGGGCCTGCGCGACGAGGTCCGCCTCGCGCGCACGCTCGGGATCTCGTACAAGCGGCTGCGCGGCTGGGAGCCGACCACGACGTACGAGTACGACGACGCTGGGCGGCTCGTCAGCTCACGCCCCGAGACCGAGTGGGACGCGACGGAGGTCGCGTGGATGCAGGCCCTCGGCGACTACGAGGCCACCCTGTGCGAGCACTGCGGGCTCCCCCGCGACGTGTGCCACGCCCGCGACATGGAGAACCGCGTCAAGGTCGGTGCGCCGTCGCGCTGCCACGTGACGACCGCGCTCCTGCGGGCCCAGGACGGGCGCGCGCGAAGCAACGAGGCGATCGCGAAGAAGGCCGGCGGCGCGACGAACGCCGGCGCCTACGACCGCGCGCTCTCCTGGGGCTTCACGATCCTCGAGCCGACCTAGCCGTCAACGTCGACGCAGAGCTTCCCGGACGGCGCCTGATCGAACGGGCCAACGCCCGAGAGCGTGCAGTAGAACTCATCGACCTGCCGGTCATGCGCGCGAGCGTCGGCCACGCGCATGCCGATGAGGATCGCCGCCACAGCAAGGACCAGGACGCCTCCGACGACGGCGAGCCAGATGAGTCCCGTGGGCTTCTCCCACTTCCGTGCGCCACCAGCGTCTTCGAGTGCTGCCTCCCGCGATCGCATCCGCCCATTCAACAGCACAGCGACCTTCCATCGGGGGTGAATCGGCGTGGCCAACCGCACCATCCGAATCGAGATCGACGCCGAGATCGGCGGCCTCCAGGCCCGACTGCGTGCCGCCGGACAGTCGGTTCGATCGTTCACCGCGAACGCGGTCGACAACATGCACCGCCACAGCGCGGCGATCAACGACCTGTCGAAGTCTGCTGGGCTCATGGGCGCCGGGCTGGTCGCGTCGGCTGCCATAGCCGTCAAGGCGTTCGCCGACTGGGACGACAAGATGGCCCAGGTCAAGTCGCTGACCCACGCCGGAGTCAGTGACATGAACCAGCTCCGCGAAGCGACGATGGGCTTCGCCAAGGACTTCGGGGTCTCGGCCTCGCAGGCAGCGGACGCCGAGATCGAGCTGGTCAAGGCCGGCGTCTCGGTCAAGGACATGATGGGCGGCGCCCTCAAGGGCGCTCTGACGCTGGCCAGCGCCGGGCAGCTCGACGTCGCCGACGCGACGAGCATCGCGGCGAGCGCGATGACGCAGTTCGGCCTCGCCGGCACGGACGTCACGCACATCGCGGACCTCCTGGCCGCGGGCGCCGACAAGGCGCTCGGCTCGGTCGGCGACCTCGGCCAGGGCCTCAAGTACGTGGGCCCCGTGGCGGCCGGGCTGAACATCAGCATCGAGCAGACCGTCGGCGTGCTGTCCGAGCTCGCGCAGAACGGCATCCTCGCCGACCAGGCCGGCACGAGCCTTCGCGGCATGATCCAGTCGCTGACGTCGCCGTCGTCGATCGCCGCGAAGACCATGGCGAAGTACGGCATCGAGGTCTACAACACGCAGGGCGCGTTCGTCGGGCTCGACGGCGTAGCCGAGCAGCTCAAGACCAAGCTGGGGACCCTCGACCAGGCGACCCGTCAGCAGGCGCTCGGCCAGATCTTCGGCAACGAGCAGATCACGACGGCGACCGTCCTCATGAAGGGCGGCGCCGCGGAGGTCGACAAGTGGACGAACTCCGTCAACGACCAAGGGTTCGCGGCTGAGCAGGCCGGCGGCAAGATGAACTCGCTCAAGGGCGACCTTCAGCGTCTCAAGGCGACCCTCGACAACGAACTCGTCTCGACCGGGTCGAACGCTGGCGGCCCGCTCCGTGGCCTGGTGCAGAGCGTCACCGCCGTCATCACGAAGCTCGACGAGGTTCCGGACAGTGCGAAGAACGCTGCCGTCTCTCTCGCTGGCAGTGGCGGGCTCGCTCTCGTCGGGGTGGCCGGACTCGGGAAGCTCGGCACAGCCCTCGGTCAGGCGCGAGCCTCGGTGCAGGCGCTCGGCGTCTCGGCTAAGGCGGCCGGGCTCGCTGTCGGAGCGATCGGCGGTCTGCTCACCGTGGGGGCGCTCGGCTTCGAGGCATGGGCGAAGAACGCCGCCCAAGCGCAGCAGCGCACCGAGGACTTCAAGTCGACTCTCGACGACATGGGCCACACGACCGACGACACGGTCCGGCAGATCAACGACACCCTGTCGACCCTGAACTTCCACCGGTCGTTCGGCGAGTTCATCACGGGGTCCGACTCTATCGGCGTGATCGAGACCGCAAAGCGGATCGGCCTGTCGACCGAGGATCTTACGAACTACATCCTCGGTCAGGCCGACGCGGTTGACCGGGTGAAGAAGGCCGTCGAGGCCTACGACGGGATCTCCCCGACGGACAAACTGTTCGACCCGAAGATCCAGGAGAAGGCCGACAAGCTCACCGGCAAGCTCGACGATCAGGCGAAGAGCCTCACCAAGGCGCAGAAGGAGGCCGCGCTCGCCGCCGAGGCAAACCAGGAGCTCGGCGTCTCCGCTGATGACGCGTCGGCCGGCACGGATGCCGCCGCCACGGCGACCGCGGACTACACGTCGAAGATCCAGCAGGCGCAGCAGGCTCAGGAGCAGGCATCGGATGAGCTGCTGAAGTGGGCTCAGGGTGTCGGCCAGTCGGGTAACGCGGTGCTCGACCTGTCGAAGAACGTCGACACGGCGAAGCTCTCGTTCCAGGGGTGGATCAAGCAGCTCCAGGACCAGGCGCTGGCCGCCGCGCAGTGGGACGCCAACCTGCGCCGGATCGCGGAGAAGGGCGGATCGCAGGCGCTGCTGGACAGCCTGTCGAAGCTGAACCCGGAGGAGGCCGGCGCGCGCGTCAAGCAGCTCGCCGAGGGCTCGACGAAAGACATCGACAAGCTCAACGCGGCCTACGACTCCGCGCAGCAGCACGCCCAGGGGCTGCAGGACTACCTCACGCAGAAGTTCGGGCCGAAGCCGGCACCGATCATACTGTCCGTCGACACGACGCACGCGCAGGCCGCGCTCGCGTCGATCGTGCAGGCTGCCGACCACACGACGGCGAAGCTCACGATCGACGGCGACGACGGTCCGGTCAGGCAGACGCTCAAGGGCGCGAAGGCGAGCATCAACGACGCCGCCGGCACGATCACGATCAAGGCGAACGACGGCCGGGCCGTCGAGACCCTGCACTCGTACAAGACGACGGTCGACCAGACGACCGGTCACGTGATCGTGTCCGGCACGGACGCCTCCGGGCGCCAGGTCGTCGCGGAGTTCACCTCGTGGGCGGACAAACAGGGCGCGGCGATCCGGGTCACCGCGGACACGTCGGCGTTCAACAACGCGATGCGTCAGCTGTACGTCCCGACGGTCTCGGTCGGCGTCCTGGCGCCCGGGAAGGCCGACGGCGGACCCATCAGCGGGGGCACACCCGGGAAGGACTCCGTCCCGGCGCTCCTCATGCCGGGCGAGCACGTCCTGACGACGTCCGACGTCGACAAGATGGGCGGCCAGAGCGCGGTCTACCGGATGCGCAGCATGGCCCAGGCGGGCCTCCTGCGGTTCGCGAAGGGCGGCGCCGTCCCGAAGACCTGGCACGGGAAGTCGCTCGAGTACTGGCAGGGCAAGTACGCGACGGGGACCGACTACCTCCAGCTCAAGCAGGCGATCTCGAACGACAAGGCGAGCCTGCGGGAGAAGGAGAAGTACAAGGACAAGGACGGCCACGAGCACCAGCGGTACGTGCTGCGCGGCATCGACCGCCGGGTCGCGAACTCGCAGCTGCACGACGACCAGAAGGCCCTCTCCGACGCGAACACCGCGCGGGCGTTCGTGAAGAAGTACGGGTCGTTCGCGTCCGCGATCAAGGCGCGTGACGCGGCGAAGGTCACGGGCCGGGAGTCCAAGGCCGAGTCGAAGGCACAGTCCGCCGTCGACCGGGCGAACGCCCGTGTCGACCGGCTGCAGGAGCTCTCGGACAGCGCGAAGAGCACGATCACCGGGTCGTTCGACCTCGCGTCCTCCTACCAGGGGGACACGACCGACGCCTACGGGTACACGGTCAAGGGGAAGGGCTTCACGAAGGCCGGGATCCTGGCCGCCGCGAAGAGCCAGGCCACGACGGCGAAGGACTTCGCGTCGGGGCTCTCGAAGCTGCAGGGGAAGCTCGGCACGAGCGGCGCGGCGCAGGCGATCATCGAGCAGGCGCTGAGCATCTTCGGCTCCGACCCCGCCCAGGGGCTGGAGTTCGTCAAGGCCCTGAACTCGATGAGCACGAAGGAGCTGTCGTCGCTCAAGTCGTCGTACAACACGATCGCCGCCGCGGGGAAGAGCTCGGGTCAGTCGCTGACGGCCGCGGACACGACCGGGGGGCTGTCGGCGGCCGAGAAGTCGGCGGACGACCTGTCTGACGCGCTCGACACCCTCACGACGAAGGTCGGCAAGGCCGGGGACAACCTGACGGACGCCCTGCTCAAGCCGTTCGGGCTCAAGCTCGACAAGAAGGGCAACATCGTCAAGCGCGCCGCCGGCGGCTGGGTCGATGGCCCCGGCACCTCGACGTCGGACTCGGTCCACCTGGCCGCGTCGAAGGGCGAGTTCGTCGTCAACGCGGTCGCCGCGAAGGCGAACGCCGGTCTGCTCGAGTGGATCAACTCGCGCGGGGCGACGACGGTCCTGCCGACCTACAACGCGCCGACCGTAGCGACGACGACCAGCGCCCACCTCGAGGCGATGGTCGCGGCTGCGGTGGAATCCGGGCTCGCCCAGGCGAGCATCAGCATCCGGTCGACCGTCGGCCTCTCCGAGCGTGACCAGGCGCAGATCGTCGTGACCGGCGGGAACCGGCTTCGCCGCGACGGGAGGACCGCATGAGCGGAACGTGGGCGCGGCTCGGGCCGCTCGGGAACCTCCTCGAGCTGCCGGACGTGCAGGCGGGACGGGAGACGGAGCACGCGCGCGCCGTCTCCACGTTCCCGACCCTCGGCGGCCGGGTCCGGGTGCAGTACGGGCCCCGCGCCCCGCGCACCTGGACGACGTCGAACACCTGGCTGACGCCGGACCAGGCCGCCTACCTGACGGCGTGCGCGCAGGGCGCCGTCGCCGGCGACCTGTACCTCTACACGCAGGACGCCGCGCGGACGAACTTGCTCAGGCCGCACCTGGCCGCGCCCGGGTCGGCCGGGGACACGGCGCTCGGCGACGTCTCGGCGTCGTCGGTCACCGTGCCCGGTATCGGGCCGATGCGCGGGGTCGCCTCGGCGGCGGCGGCCGGCGCGTGGTCGGAGACGATCCCGGTCCTGCCGGGTGTGGCGTACACGCTCTCGTGCTGGGCCGCGGCTGCGGCCTCGATGTCGGCGGGGACGACGGTGCTGCAGTGGCAGACCGTGAACGCCGCGGGCGTGTACCTCGCGCAGGGCGGTGTCGCGACGTCGGCGGCCGGGGCGGTGGCGCGCGCCGTCACGACGTTCACGCCGGGGGCCATCGCGGTCGGTGTGCAGCTCCGCGTCGCGGCCGGTGCGGGGCGCACCATCAGCGCGCTCCGGCTCACCGAGGGCCCGCCGCCGGACGCCTCGTGGGTGCAGGGCGTCGGGGCCGGGCAGGTCGCGGTCGACGACCCCGGCATCACCCTGCAGGCCATCTGGGACGACCAGATCCGCAGCGACTACTCGTGGACGATCCGGGAGGTTGGCTGATGGCAGGTGGTGTTACGTACCCGCGCTCGAAGGTCACGCTCGACCTGGGCGACGGGACGCCGGTCGTCGTCGACGCGTCGTCGTGGTCGGTGCAGCGCGCGCTGTCGGGGTCGAACATCCCGGGTCAGGTCCGGGCGGCGTCGGGCGTGGGCACGACGGACGGCTCGGTGTCGTTCGCGGTCGACGACAACCGCACGCCGTGGCAGGCCGGACCGTTCCTCCCGGGCGGGAAGGCCGCGATCGACGCCGCGGCCGACGCGGGGCTCGCCCTGTCCCCGATCGCGCGGCTGCTCGTGAGCAAACTCGGGCTGCCGGGCGCCCTCACCCCGGAGCGGAACGCGACCCTGACCGAGAACCTCGGCGCGCTCCGGGGGAACGTCACGCTACCCGTGACGCTGGCGACGACGTCGTACTTCGGGGACGTTGCCGCCACGGACGCCGCATGGCCGATCGTCCAAGCGGCAGCCCTCGGCGGCTACCACGTCGACCCCTCTCCGGTCGCGTCATGCGTGGCGGCACTGTCGTTGCGAGGTTCCTACGCGGCCGAGGTCGGGTCCACCTACGGGGTCGTGTCCGCTGGCCGCTGGGGCACTGCCGCCGACGGGTGCGTGATCCCACTGTCTGCCACCAGCGTTTGGGTCTCGACAACGCAGCCCGTCGACAGCCCGCTGTACGTCACGCAGGCGATCTCGCCGCTCACGTCCACGAACTGGGCGGACTTCATCCTGCAGGGCGAGCTCGGGACCATCACCGTCTCGGGCACCGGCACCACGCTGACGGTGTCCGCCAGGTTGAACAGCCTCCCCATCACGAACGTCGGGGGGACCGGCTCGGTCACCGTCCCCGCGGGGGCGGCGCGGGTTCAGACGCAGGTGCTCTGGACCAGCACCCAGATCCAGGTCCGTGTGCGCTTCGACGGCGGTGCGTGGTCGTCATACGTCACGGTGACGACGGGCGTCACCTTCTCCATCGCTCCGGTCACCATGATCCGGACGTCCCTGCCGGGGATGCAGCTCCACACCGCCGATGACCCGGCGATCTGGTCCGCACGGACAGCCATCGTCCCGGCGACGGGCTCAGTCCTGTCGGCCGTCCTTCCTGGTACTCCCCAGTCCTCCTGGTCCTTGATCGGTGACGTCGCGGAGTCCGTCTTCGGGGCGGCGTGGATCGACGAGGCTGGCGTCCTGCGGTTCGTCACGAAGGAGTCGCTGCGCGGCATGGTCGCGCGCGGCGCCGACATCATCGCGGACACCGACCTGGCGGACCTGCCAGCCGACATCGGACTCGACGACGTCGCTGACCGGGTCCAGGTGTCCTACCAACCGCCGGACCTGCAGACGTCGACGACGGGCAGCATCACCGTGTGGGAGGCCACCGACGCCGTGCAGGTCGGCGCCGGCAAGACCGTCACGATCTACGCGGACCTCGACGGCGCGGCGGACCAGCTCGCGCCGTGGCTGCCCGTCTGGACGACCTCCCCGCCCGCCGCACAGCAGTCCCGGTGGGCTGCGGCGACCTCGCGCGACGGCGGCGGCACCCAGCCCGCGGACACCGCCCTCGCCGTGTCCGCCACGCTCGTGTCCCCGAACCGGGTCAGGATCCGGATCACCAACACGACCTCGTCGACCCTGTGGACGGTCGACGGCAACGGGAACCCGACCCTGACCTTGCGCGCGAACGTCTACGCGACGGCCGGCGAGGCGATCACCATCTCCGCAGGGGCGCCCGCCGACACGGCGGTGAATCCGCTGTCCGTGGACCTCGGATCGTGGGTCCAGGACGCCGACGTGGCGCAGGGGCTGCTGGCGTGGCTCGCCGCCATGACCTCGCAGCCCCTACCGACGCTGTCCGACGTCGACATCGTGCCTGACCCCACGATCCGCCAGGGCGACGTCCGCGTCCTGCGCGACCCGCACCACACCGGCCTCGTGTCGAAGGTGCTCGTCACCGGGGTGAACACGAGCTACTCGTCGACCGACCTGCTGAACCAGAGCCTCACGCTCGTCGTCCTCGGGGTCCTGAACTGGGACGTCGCGCGCTGGCTCACGCCGGCCCGGACGAACACGCAGGCCGCCGGGCTCGCGACCGCCGCGCTCGGCGCAGCCACCACCAACTCCCAGGCCGCTGCCTGGTTCGCGAAGGGAGCGATCGCATGAGCGCCTTGCCCACCACCGCCAAGGCCCCGACGCCACTGTCCGACTCGGGGCCGGTCGCCGACGCGGCCGGGCGGGCGTCGTGGGTCCAGGACTCCATCGACACCGCAGCGTTCATCGCCGCGATGTCGCCCACCTCGGCGACCCTCTACGACACCGGCTGGCTCGCTCCGACGCTGGCCGTCGGGAGCGGGTCCAGCGGGTTCGGATTCATCCGCCGAGGCGGCCATGTGGGCGGCCGGGGAGCCGTCGCGCCAGCCACCAACTGGGGCGCGGCCGGGAGCCTCAACACGATCGTCGCAGCGGGCGGCCTACCGGTCGACCAGCGGCCTGCCTTCGCCCAGGCGTTCATCGCCCCCGGCAACGCCCCGTCGACTGGCTGCTGGTTCCGGGTCGCGATCGGGGCCGACGGGAGCATCTCCGTCCGGTGTTCGGTCGCCAACAGCACCGAGCAGGTCTGGTTCTCGGGCATCGGGTACGACGTCTGATGGGCACCGCGAACCCCGCGCTCCTGCGCCTACGCCAGCAGCTCGCCAGCCTCGACACCACGGGCACGACGCAGACCGACGTGCTCGTCGGGCTCGCGTCCGTCGTCGTCGACCTTGCCGCCGTCGTCTCAACGCTCGTCCCCGTGACGGTCCCGAGCGAGTCTGACGAGCCGGGCGAGGGCGGCGAGGTCGCTGACACACCAGCGGAGACCACGGAACCAGACCCGGACCCGACCGGGGGAGGTGACCCCGCATGACGAGCATCGCGTACCGCGCCGGCCGCTTCGGCTCGCGCATCTGGCGCGGCATCCAAGAACCCCGGATCGTGACCCTGATCCAGACCGGCATCTACCTGCTGACGCTCGCCGTCGGGGTCGACGCGCTCCTCGACCCGCCCGGGTCCGTGCGCGGCGCGATCGGGCCCGTCCTGACGACGTGCTGGGCGGTGTTCCTCGTGCTCGGCGGCGCGCTCGGGGCTGTCGCCGCGCCGCCGGGTGTCTGGTGGCTCGAGCGGGTCGGGGTCATGGCGTGCATGTCCGGCCTGCTGATCTACGGGGCCGTGCTCGTCGCCCTGCACGTCACCAGCCCCGACGGCAACCGGCTCCCGCTCGCCGGCGTCACCCTCATCGCGACTATGTCCTTCCTAGTCCGGTGGTTCCGAATCCGCCGCTACGCCTACGACCCCGAGGCCCTGTCCACGCGCGACTGAACGGAGTCCGACGTGGACAAGCTGCAACCTTGGATCGCGGTCCTGACGGCGCTGTCGGCCGGCGCGGTGCTGCAGGAGCTCGTGCGCGGGCTCGTGAAGTGGATCGGCGGAGCGGCCGGGCGCGAGCGTGGCCGCAACGCCGACCTCGTCACCCAGCGTGACGACGCCTACGCGCGCGCCGCCGCGGCGGAGAAGGCCGCCGACGAGGCCGACGCCCGCGCGGACGCCGAGGCCCGCAAGCGGCGCCTCCTCGAGGAGTACGCGTCCTCGCTGCGCCGCGACTGCATGGACCACGGCGTCCGGCCCGACGAGCTGCGCCCCTGGCCGACCTACTGACCTGACCCACCCCACCAACACCCCGAGCCGCCCGGCGTCGGGGCCCTTCGCATGCCCAGGAGGTACCCCGTGGCTTCCGTCACGCAGAACGGCTTCAAGCGGCTCGCCCGCAAGGACGAGTCGAAGCTCGTCTACATCAAGGGCGGGTCGCTCCGCACGCAGGTGCTCAAGGGCGACGTCGCTACCGTGCTCGGCTGGTTCGTGCGCGAGTTCAACGCGACCGTCGAGAAGATCGACCTGACCCTGTTCGGGTGGCGGTCCATCGAGACCAACCTGACCGTCGGCGGCTCGTCCGACAGCAACCACGTCTCGGGGACCGCGCTCGACATCAACGGCGCCCGCCACCCCTGGGAGCAGCGCGTCGGCAAGACCCTCGCATCCGGGTTCTCCGCCACCCAGGTCGCCCGGATCCGGCTCCTGCAGCACGCGTGCTCCGGCGTCGTCCACTGGGGCGGCGACTACAACCCCCGGTTCCGGGACTGGATGCACTTCGACGTCCGCGCCTCGAGCTCGCAGCTCAAGGCCGCCGCGAAGAAGCTCCGCGGCGGCACCGTGCGCACCACGGCCGCCGTGAACGTCCGGATGGGCGCGTCCACGACATCCAAGGTCGACCGGGTCATCCCCAAGGGCTTCCGCTTCAACTACAACGACGTCGTCTGCCGGGGCGGGCGGCTGTGGCTGCACACCACGGCCGGGCACTACGTCGCCGCCGAGTTCACCACCTTCTGAGAGAGGAACCCCTCGTGAACCTGATCCCCGACCGGATCCAGCCGGTCCTCAAGTCCTGGGTCGCCGGGCTCGGCGCGATCGCGACCGCGCTCATCGCCCTCGCCCCCGGCCTGCCCACCCAGTGGCAGATCCCCCTCGCAAGCGTCGTCGCCGCCGCGACATGGGTCGCGACCTACGCCGTGCCCAACCTGCAGCGGTTCATCGACCAGGACGAGTACGAGGGCTCCCCGCCCGACGCCGTCCCCGCGCCCGTGCCCGACGCGAGCCCCGACGTCGTCGTGACCCCGGCCGACCCCGGCCAGCCCGCCGCCGGCGTCCCGCCCTCCGACACCTCGGACGCGGCCACCGAGTCCGACGGCGCCAACCCGGCGCCCGACGACGACGGCGCGGCGCTCGGATGACCGAGCCCCGAGACGGCTACCTCCCCCAGGTCGTGCAGCAGCACACCCACCGTTGCGCCGCCTGCGGGAAGCCGTGGCCCGACCCGCTCTCCGCGCTCTACTGCGAGCGCACCGACGACGCCGACGACGGCTAGCGAGATCGTCACCCCCTCCGCAGGCGTCGTCGACGTCCGCTGAGCCCGCACGCGACAGCGCCCCCGCTCGCCTCTTTCGAGGCGGGCGGGGGCGTCTTGTCGTTGGTCAGGCGATGCCGCGAGCGGCCCGGCTCTGGGCGCCGCCCTGTGTCCAGCTGCGCGGCAACCTCCCTGGCCGGTGCTCGCCGGCGGGCTTCCCGTGACGGCGGTACCAGTTCCGGTAGCACTGGACGGTCTTGTCGATGCCGTAGTGGTTGAGCACGTACTCGCGCGTCTCCGTAGCGCCCATCCTCAGGTCGACCATCAGGTGCCACAGCACCTCGTCAGACGGGGTCTCTCGCGCTGCCATAGTGCGAGCCTAGTAAGCAACACCGACAGACCGCCGCGGGCCCGTGTCGCACCCGCGCGCGACGATGTCCCCGTGTCCGTCCCGCCGTCGTTCGTCTCCCCCGGCTGGTCCGCGGGCGAGAGCTACCAGACCGTCCTGAACGAGCTCCCGATCCCGCCCTACGCGGCGCAGCACGAGATCCCCAGCGTGAAGGTGCGCGCCCGAGTCGTTTGGTCCGACGACGGCGAGGAGATGATCGACGGCACGTCCGACGCCTACGCGGGCCGTGCCGTCCTCGTGCACACCCACGATCTCCGGCTCTACGTCCGGTCCGTCTGGCTCGACGCCGACGACGTGGAGCGGGTGAAGTAGCCAGCGCGTCCACGTGTTGACCAGGCCGATGTTCATGCCGGTCAGCGTCGCCCGATGGCCATTTCGTGTTGACTCGACCCGTTGACACGTTGACACGTTCCCCTCGCGCAACGCTCTGACCTGCAGCGGAACCGGTGCCCCCGGTGGGACTCGAACCCACACTGCGTCGGGTTTAAGCCGACTGCCTCTGCCGGTTGGGCTACGGGGGCGCGCTCGCGCGCACGGCGAGCGTACGTCGTCGGGCGCGGGGCGACGACGCGGTCCGGGCCTCGGCGCGGCCCGGAACGGCGACGCCCCGGGGACGACGACGGGGACGGACCCCGGAGGGCCCGTCCCCGTCGTGCGCGCTCAGGAGCGCACGATCACTTCGCGTCGGCGGCGGCCGACGTCGCGACCTGCTTGAGCGGCTCGTCGGTCTTGCGGGGAGCCGGGGCCGCGGCGCGGAACGCGGCACGCGGGTCCTGGACGGCACCCAGCGCGACGGTCTCGCGGCCGTAGACCGCCTGGCCGACCCAGCCGTTGAAGATGTGGAGCTTGCGGTTCCACGTCGGCATCGCGAGCACGTGGTAGCCGCGGTGCATCGCCCACGCGAGCGGGCCCCGGAGCTTGAACTTGCCGAACAGCTCCGCGACGCCCTTGTAGAGGCCCAGCGAGGCGACGGTGCCGATGTTCTTGTGCGAGTACTCCTTGGTGGGCTCGCCCTTGAGGCTCGAGACCAGGTTCTCGGCGAGCTGCACGCCCTCACGGATCGCGTGCTGCGCGTTCGGCGGGCAGAACTTGCCCGGGTTCAGCACGTCCGGCACCGCGGCGCAGTCGCCCGCGCCCCACGCACCGGGGACGATCGTGCCGTCCTCCTGCGCGACCTGGAGCGTCGCGAGGACCTGCAGGCGGCCCATCTTGTCGAGCGGGAGGTCCGAGTCGGCGAGGACCGGGTTGGAC